TTTTAGGTGTTACATCAGTAATTCATAAGAATGGAACGGGGTATAATGCCAATCCAACTGACGACGAATTTATATCATCAACAAATAAATGGTATGAAGTCAAATCATTGATTGAAGATTCGGTTTTTATTGAAGATCCTACATCAGCATCCGATAGTGAGAATTATAGGGCTGGAAATTATACTCAAGTGACTAAGAAGTTTTATAGTGAATACACACCAGAAGGGTATTATTCGTTAACTTTCGGGTCTGGAAATGTAGATCCAATGGATAATTTAGATGATTATATGAGTGGGTCTATGCAAGTTAACCTAGCAACTTTCTTAAATAACACCTCTTTAGGTGAAATCCCAAAACCAAACACCACATTGTTCGTGAAATATCGTATTGGAGGGGGTAAAGACACCAATATAGGGGTTAACGTCATCACAACCATGGAATCCTATGATTTCACAGTAAACGGCCCCAATTCGTCTATAAACAACCAAACATCCCAATCGATGAGAGTAACAAATGTCACACCAGCGATTGGCGGCGCTGATATACCAACCATCGAAGAGATGAGAAATATGATTGCATACAATTTTGCTGCACAAAATAGAGCGGTAACATTGAATGATTATAAATCATTGATAGAAAATATGCCATCAACATACGGAGCCCCAGCGAAAGTGAGTGTAATGGAGGAAGACAATAAGGTTCGAATAAAATTATTGTCATATGACGAACAAGGGAATTTAATTGAGACTGTTTCAAATACATTAAAAACTAATGTTATTAATTATCTAGCGAATTACAGAATGTTAAATGATTATTTAGATATTCGAAGTGGTGAAGTAATTGATATGGCATTAGAGGTCGATTTAGTTGTTAATAAGAATGAAAATTCAACAGATATAGTTGAAAATGTAATATCTCAAATTATAGACTTTTTTGATATTACAAAAAGAAAAATGGGTGATCCATTATTGGTTGGTAATTTGTTGAAGGAGGTAGGTAATGTTGGTGGTGTGGTTAACGTGGTAGAAATCCGGGTTTTCAATAAAATAGGTGGAAATTATTCATCATCAGAGGTTGCACAACCATATTCTGACTCCGTTACTAAAGAAATACAACAATCGGAAAGTACCATTTATATGAAGTCCAATCAGATTTTTCAAATACGATTTCCTAACGCAGATATAAAAGTTAGAACGAAAAATCTCTCTTCCACTACATATTAATTTGTTTTTTATGTATCTTATAGAAAACTGGGATGTTTCTATTTATATAATATGATACAAAAACACAGAATAAACACAAACATTGGAAGAGATCAACGAGTTAATGTCGAGATTAATCAGAATTTCGACATCATGGAAATTCTTTCATTGAAATTTTCACAAAAAGATGTTTTTGCTTCGGGTAATTGCTCGGAGTATGGAGTAGTTGTGGGCCGTGTATCAGCAAATAGTGGATATGGGATCCCAAATGCAAGAATTTCTATATTTATTCCTCAACATGAGTTAGATGCAGACGATCCTGTCATTTCAAAATTATATCCCTATCAAGAGATAAATGATGTCGATGAAAATGGTTATCGTTATAACTTACTACCATCAAGGCAACAACATTCTGGGCAAGTTCCAACAGGAACGTTTCCAGATCAACAGGATATCTTAACTAGAGAAGAAGTTCTTGAGGTTTTTGAAAGTTATTATAAATATACAGTAAAAACCAACTCATCGGGTGACTTTATGATTTGGGGTGTCCCAATTGGTGTACAGACAATTCATGTTGACATTGATTTATCTGACATCGGATGTTTTTCACTTAGACCATATGATTTTCTTAAAAAGGGATACGGTGAATCTGATTTCGAAAGATTTTACAATTTCAAGTCAAGTACTGATATTGATGGATTACCACAAATTGTTACATTTGATAGAAGTATTGAAGTTTATCCTTTATGGGGTAACGAATCTCTCTGCGAAATCGGAATAAGTAGAACTGATTTTGATTTATCGGATATAGGAATTAAGATTGAACCAATATCATTAATTTTAATTTCGACCGTTACCGATGATGATAGTGATTCGGTCAAAAGAAATGGTAAGATAAGAAAAAATGCGGGATTTAAATGTAATTTACAAACATCGGGTGGACAAATTGAATGTGTCCGACAGACAGGAAAAACAGTTTATGGATCTGATGGAGCAACCACATACCCCGAATTAGAGTTTTTGAATGTTACTGAAGTAATTGATGATAACGGGGTGGCCATGGCGGCACTTCCAATGAATTTGGAATATGTCTACACAGACGTATTCGGTGAAGAACAAATCACAAACGACCCAAATAAAGGTATTCCCACAACAACCATCGCAAGATTTAGATTTGGTTTAGATTATGGTTCATCAAAAATTTCTGTTGCCAAATATCTTGTTCCAAATATCAGGGAGTTCAATCCAAGTAATGAGGGCATAAATGACAAATATGAATATCGTGAAGGTATGATGGCGTCCTATATGTTTTCTGATGTTTTTGAAGATTATATTACTCCACCAACGCCAGAAGGGTCAACTCTCAATCCAAATAATTATGGCGCTGGCGCGAAAACGAAGAAAACGGAGTTAATGTTAGGGACAGATTATGAAGGTATCCCACAGGATTATTTTTATAAATTCATTTATGGTAAGGTTTATACCGTTTCATCATTTCAAGGAACACATTATGAAACGGCAAGACGGGACGCTTTCTTGGGTATTAAACAAATTAGACCCGCAGCTGACGAGGACTGTGCTTCTTCAACGAATTATATTCCAACTAATTTTGGGTATAAAAATAGAACAAAATTCTCGTTATTATTATCACAAGTAATATTATTTATTCAATTGGTATTTGCGGTAATTCTTGTTAAAACCGCCGAATTATTGGGTGGCTTCTTCTATGATGTTTCAGATTTCTTTTATAGTATCTATTTTGGTTGGCCATTTAAATGGAGACCATTCGAAAAATTTTCCGAACAATTAAAAGATCTGGGGTATAGAATTCAGGATAGGTTCACCCAACAACTTCCATTAACCATATATCCAGATTGTGAAGAATGTACAACCGACGACTCGTCCATTATATCTGATAATTCACTGGCCAACAATTATTGTAAAACGGCCGAGATTGCTATGGAAGTTACACAAGTTCCTGGCGACACTTCTCATGTGTATTTTCGTATTTTAGATTCTACGTCAGGGACAAATTATATAAACACATCACTTCAGGATAGTTTCTTAGATGATTTTTTTCCAGGCGAGAAGGCTAAAGACGATAGTGGTGATTGTTCTCTTGCCCCTACTTTGATTTATTCACAAATTGAAACAAGATTTGCGGAAACCATAGTACCAGACCCTGGTGACAGTAATAATGTAAGATATTTTGCTGAAGTTTATGGTATTAATTCAATTACGGCTAGCCCAGTGATTATTTCAGGATTCACTAATTTTAACCTATTTTTCACCAACACCATAACGGGTGACGGCCCTGAATATGTTACTATGAATCAAGACTCAAGTACGTTTGGGTCTAACGCCACTTGGTGTAGGTTTACATATACTGAGTTTCAAGATATAACAGGACTCGATTATAATCAAGAAGAATCACAAATTGATGGGACGATTGCCGTTTTAAAAATATATAACAGGGCATTTCAACAAACCGAAAATGACGCATATTCGGGGCAAACAATCGAGGTAGGATGTGAAAAATACGATAAGACATATAATGAACTTGGAACACTATACAGATATCTATGGGGTGATACTAATGAATACGGGCCAGTAACAGAACCACTAGATCCTCCAAATGATTACGTTGGGTTCGAAGAGTCAATCTTAGAACCGTCAGGATATCCATACTTGTTATCGACAATAATGGGGGATGGTTCGACCGCACGATTACCATATAAAAAGAATTGGAATAAAATTCCAAATGCAACATATGATAGAAAAACTAAGTCAGGACTAAGTGAGTTTAGGGATGGTATATTCACAATTATACCTGTAATTGGCGGCACGAGTAAAAATATGGCGGCTTTACAAGAATGGTACAGAAGAAAACGAGTTGGTTTACAGTTTTGTGGTGGAGTTGTTAATTATTCATTTATTGATAACTGGTTACATGGAATATTGTACTTCTTTAAATTCGATAAACGTTTACGATGGGATAATGAAGAGGATTACGACCTAAACCAAAGGGGATCAAAATTCCCACGGGAACTAATCTTTTACCATGTATATGATAAAGAATTTTATTATCGAAGTTGCCCATATGATTGGGACGACGACTCGTTCATCGGTCAAACATATGATGGTATAAAAGAAATATTACACCCAACCACATTTTATGACGTGGGGGTGAGGGATGAATTTTTTGATGAAATATGCTTAGATTCACGAGTAGACCCAACTTGTTCTGTTGTAAGGGATATATCAAGCACCTCATATCAAGATCCGGGTAACGTTGTGGAGTATGCAATAAATTACCGATTAGACATTAATAATGGAAAATTTGATGTTGATGATTTCTTTAGTGGAACGCAATTAGGATCAAATATTCAAGTGTTCGACGGTGATGTTACCCAATTAATATCAATCAACTGTGAGACAGGAATTGAAGCTTTCGATTTAGACACCCCACATTATTTTATGTATAATGGTGAATTGATGGATCCAGAAGATTCTAATTTTGCGGGATATTTTAAGGGTGGAGGACCGACTTTTGGACCGACACCAATAGATCTTAAATTTGATAATAACGGGACATTTATTCGTAGTTGTTTAAATTATCGTCTTGGGGATTATAGTCAAATAGTTCCATTTTATTTATGGAATAAGTTAGGGACTGGATTTGGTAGTTATCTTCCTATTTTATCTGATAGGCAAAGGTGGGATAAATCTGAAATAGCAGGTAAACAATTACAACGATTATTTTCGATAGATGATGCGGCAACCCCTGGCACAACCAATTATTTAATGGCGGATGGTGAAGAAGAATATTTGTTAAAACCAATGACAATCGATCACCGTGTTTATTGGTTTGCGGGCGATTATGAAGATTCGTTAGAAAGATTTGAGGAAATTAGTTATTCTGCCCCCGCTAGCGCTAGCACATATATCGAAGGTGATTTGTGGTTAGAGGTTCTTAGTGGATCATTGGCAGACCCACAATCGGGTTACTTATGGACGGTAGTAAACGGGGTGTGGGTAAATAATTCAACAAGTACTGGCGGCGAAAATTATTTTGACGGAGTATATGAAACATTTATTCCACAAACAGATTTAAATTATTCAGGGACTAAACAAGTTTTATCAACACCATTCTTATTTTATTTTGGGTTAAAACCTGGGAAAAGTTCTTTAGATGTATTAACAAAATATTTCGGGGCTAAAGGAGCGTTCGGTACAGACACAATAATTTGTCCTACTTTTGATACGACACCAACACCTACACCAACACCAGCGGCGTCTCTATTACCTATACCTTCACCATCACCTAGCCCTGGGTCGCTACCAACTCCAACACCAACCCCATCACCAGGTGGAGGAACTACCACAAATGTTTATATTCAGAATAACTATTTAAACACTCAGAGCGTTATATGGGTAAGGGTTGATGGTGTTCCTGTTGTTCCTACTGGAGGAGATTCATTCCCCGTACTACCAGGAGATAATATTTTGGCTACAACAACACAAACGGGCACATTAGATATTACGGTAAGGCTTTCTGGATCCGCAGCATATACTGAATCAGTAACACTTCAAGGTAGCTCATATTATGACTGTATAAATGGA